AGATCGCTATTTCTTGCACCACCAGCAGAACCAGTAATCCAAGTTTTGTAACGTCTATCTTCAGTTTCAGAAGCTCTATAACGAACGTGTAAGAAAGGACGTTTTGCGTTCTTTCCTAAGATTTGGTCATATACAGTTGTTGAACCAGCTGGAACTAAAAGTCCATTGATTGCTCCTGCATTTACTCCACCTCTCATTGTAGGATCGTTTAAGTATTTCCAATCAGACTTGTAAAAGTCATAACCTCTACGGAATCCTGTGAAACCTAAGTTCAAAGCCATGTCCTTATCATTGTCAAATAAACCATAAGAAGTACCACCTGCTCCATAAGAGTTTTGTGATGCCAACATATCATCAATATCAAATGAGAATTGTCTGTTTACAAAAATTACATTTTCTTCAATAGAACCTTGCTTGTCAAGTCTTTGAATAACATTGTCAAATTGAGCTAAAGCAACTGGGTTTCCACCACCGAATACATTACCTCTATTTCCTACCACGTAGAAGATACCATCAGATCCTGAAAGATTAGCTGCACCTGCACCTACTCCTACACCTTGTAAGAAATCTGCCGCACCAGAAGCTGCGTCTGCTGGAACTGCTTCCACCATTGCTGTCTCTAAGTAATCTTCAAAACGTAATCTTGTATCATGTTCAGATTTCAAATACCATAAGTATCCTGTTGCACCTGCTTCAGATGTAACTTCAATCCAACCAATCTGAGCCATATCAGAACCAGAAACAGAATATTTGTCTTTGATAATAATTGGCTTGTTGTCAAAAATAAAGTCATCAGACTCGTTAGAACCAACCATTCCGTTAGTACCTTTTGCAAATTCAGAACCATAGATAAAAATATCACATCCTGCTGCTGCTGCCATTGCTTGACCGCCTGCTTCATAATAAGCTACAGTAAATGTTCCTGGAGCTGCTGAAGTTGGAGCTACTTTGATAATTGCTTTATTCTGTAATGTTGATCCAACTGTATTGTCAGAAATCATTACAGTTTGTCCAACTCTAAGTGTAGCTAAAATACCTGAATTAGCATTTAACTGTGGATTAAAGTTAGTAGGATTGTTAGCTCCAGCTCCTGGCGCTGCTCCTACTCCTGGAACTGTCCAAACACCATCTACTGCACCTGCTGCTGAAGCAGAAGTACATCCTTGATATTTTGTGTGTAATCTACCTTGTTCTGCCCATTTAATTAAATCCGAGTTAGAAGGCATTTCAGCTCCCACCATTCTCAAGAATGATGCTACTGATCTGTTTCCATAACGCTCAAATTCCTTTTCGTAAGTATCTGGAAGATACTGATTTAAGAAATCAAAGTTGTTTATGTAGTTTGTTGATAAAGGAGTTTGCTGCGCACTTGGTTGCAAGTCAAATCCTGGTGTTAAATTTACTGCCATTTTTTCATTATTTTAAATTAATTATTTTTACTACTTCTAATTTTGAGTCCTCTTCCATGCTCATTACGATTATTAGTAGTCACAGGGCGTATTTTCATTCCATCTTTTGAAACAGTTTGAGATTGTTGTCTAAGATCCATATTAATGTTTTTAGATTTTCTTGAAACATCATCTACAGCGTTAGCTACACCTTGATCATAAAAATATTGAGCAAATTTATCAGGATTCATCGCTACCGATAAAGCCTTATGATAACCTACAGCGTCTTTAATTAATCCACTATCATCTAAATATTTGCCGATAAAATTACCAACATTAGATTGAACATTTTTTAATTCTTCCGCAGTCCCTGGTTTAAAAGTAAGTTTATTATCAGACACATTAAAATCAAAACCTTTGAAATCACTGTTAAACACATCATTTGTTCTGTCTGTAAAAAATTTAGCTTTTTTACCGTTTGCCTCTTCTAAACTTTTAGATTCCTCTATATAACTTTTATAAGCATTAATGTTTTTTTCTTGATCTTCAGATAATGCACCCCCACTTGACTCAAGAGGAATGTTGTACTTATCTTTCTGTTCATTTAAAAACTTCTTTGCCTTAGAAAGTTCACGTTTTTTAGCTAATTTTACCTTCTTAATTTCTCTTGGTTCATCCAGGTCTTCGTCAAAACTGAATTTATCCTCAATAATATCTTGAATATCTATTTCATCTAAACCTTCTTCAGTTGATGAATAGTAATTAGCCAGTACAGCATCATCATCCATAGAATCAAAATCCTTTTGTAAATTATAAAAGTCTTCAATTCCACGACCTGTTTCTTGCTTGTACTTAAAATACGCTGACACATCATCTGGTAAATCTACATTTGCCTCTTTTTCCGCAAATAATTCTTCAACAGATTCAATATCTTTGTCGTATCTATCTTTTATATATGAAAGAACATCTCTGTCATTTATCTCTAACGGTGTGTTTACTTCAACTGTTCCTTCAACTTTTTCTTCAACTTTTTCTTCAACTTTTTCTTCGGTTGAATTAATATTAGATAAATTAATTTTATCTATTCCAGTTTCTTTATTTGCTGAGTCGTCAAATTTTTCTTCATGTGCTTTTAGTAAATCATTCTCTACCTCAACACGAGACTTCTCTTCTTTTGTTACTTCTTTTACTTTAAATTCCATTTGATTTTATTTTTAACAAAGTTAATACTAATTTAATTATAATTTTAAGTCGTTTATCTTGGATTAAATTCCGCAAAATCAAACCCATCTAAACTATCTTCATTAGATTCAAAATTAATAGAAGGTAGATTACGTTTTCTTTGTTCTATCATTCTTGATTGATTAGATGATTGATTATTTAATCTATCAGCTTTATTTGTTTCTCTACTTTTTTCTCTGTCTTCTAATTGAGATTGCTCAACACCTTGTAATTGCATTTGGTAGTTAAATTCTACCTCCATTAATTTAGTTTTTAACTGAGCCTCCATTTGCATTTTTTGAATTTGCATTTGATTTTCAGCAGTCATTGTTTCCATTTTAGCCGCAGAAGTGGCTTGAGCTATTTGCATTTGTTGTTGAGCAGCAGCTTCTTGTGCTTGCATTTGTTGTTGCGACTGCATCTCTTGCTGTTGCATTTGCATTTGCTGTTCTCTTTCTTCTTTCTGCTTACGTTTTAATTTTAATAGCTGATTTGCCATTTTTAAATTATGAATCTCTCTGATATCAATCGCGTCCTCTAAACTTATATTCTTCTGAGATAAAGCCATTTGAATGTTTTGTTCCAACATAGCCTTCTCCTCTTCATCTGGAGACATTTCAATAAATATTCCGAAATCAAATAAATACAAATCTTTTATTTCATCAATAATTTGCAAATTATATTTTCCAATCTGCATAGCAAACTCATCTTTAAAATCAGCATATTCTAATATATCTGCCATTCTTATAGATAAACATTCAGCCAAACTTCTTGTCATATATAGACTCGCTTGTAATATATGCCTTGTAGCTGTATTTGAATTTAATGCAGCTAATTTATTAACCCCTACTAAAGAATTTGGATCAGGACTTGATCCATCACGCGCTTCATTTAAGCCTGTTACAGCTCTTATCATATCTAAGTAATGATTATAGTTACCTATAAGCATTTGCATTTTACCTGCTCCACTTGAAGCTGTTAGCTGAGTAATTGGAACTTTTGCATTGTTAAATTCTCCATCTTGAGTATAGCTCCTACCGATAACACTACCTGTTTGAAAATACAAACGTAATGCGTCTTCAGGATTATATGCAGCTCCAGTACCTAAGTCAACCTCATTTAAACCATCAGCATCAATAAACACTCCATCAGGAACTACTCTTGAAACTACTTGTTGTATTTTTAAGTGACTCATTTGAATTAAATCTGCAAATGGAATCATTCTACGAACTAAAGATTCTACAGAACCTTTGTACATTCTTGGCGCACACGCTATATAATTTGGTCTTGCATATTGATTTGCAGATTTTGGCCTAACCATATTTTCGCTCAATTTCCATTTAAGCATAATATTAGTACCCATAACCATTACACCATCATACCAAACATCAATTCGTTTAGTTACTTTCTCAAAATTACCCTCATCCATCATTTCTTGTGGAGGATTAAAAGAATCGTCTTTTTCTACAGTCTTAAAACTACCATCTGGCATTCTTTTCTTTTTATAAACAAAAGAATGTGTAGACTTATAATTAAAATATAATAATGTAGCAGTATCTTTATTGAACATACTATTATTAAAAGCTTGCGCTCCATCATAATATTGCGCCCAATCTTGACTGTATTTAGAAATTTCTGATAAATCTGCAAGAGATAAATCTGGATCTATTTTTATTAACTCCCCAATCGGAACTGTTTTTATTTCACCCCAATAAAAGTTGTCCTTAAAATAAGGATCTTCAGTATAACTATAAACCACATTTGCTGGATCAACATACTCAATCTTAACTCCAGATCCAGGTAGAAACATATGTTTACACATTCCAATACCTATAACTGTTTGATCGTAATCAACTCGTTTTCTTATATCTTGATAATGATTTTCATCTAACAAAGTATTAATACCCACCTCTTGAGCAATCTCAATAGCTGGCTTATATTTCATTTGCATATACAACTCCATCTCTTGATCATTCCCTGGAAGTTCTTCCTCTGCTACACTAAAAACAGGTACTCCAAAATCTTTTTCTAACTGCTGTAATACAGGAGCTGAAACCATGTCGGCTTGAATCATGTCTTGAAAAACATTTCTTTTTTCTGCTGACATAGCATCTTGAGCATATGTTTTTATTTTGAATAACCTATCAGACATTCCGTTAACAACTATATCAACAAATTTAGGAATAATTGGCACTGGAGTCCAGTCTAAGTTTAAGTGACTTAGATCACCATCTACTGAAATTTCATTTTTATATTTAGCAATAGATTGCTCTCCTCTGGCATAAAGCCTTAATCTATTAAAGTCTGCCCATTGATTATAGAACCTACATGAACCACTATCTCTCCTAAACCACTCATACTGTATTGCTTGTCCTACTTTCAATCCAAACTCCATTTGACCTTTTACGGAATCCGATTCAAATTGATCAGGAAAAGCAGCAGAGTTAACTTGTATATTTACATCTTTCATTTGTTAAGTAATTGACTAACCGAGGCTGTATTATTATATCTTGCAAAGTTAATGCTTATTTTTGATTTTTCTTTAGCAGGGGTGTACAAGTGCTTTTGATTCGCCATTATAGCTAAACCTGAACTAATAGAAGCATCAAACTTGGTTCTGTTATTTATATCAAACTTGGCCCAGTCTTCTAAAGTTCTATGAAAATAACATATACCCATATCATCTTTATCTCTATAACTCCCCTCCATATCTAAACCAACATATTTTTCTATGTATGATTCTATTGCAGAAGCGTGTGATTGTTTCACATCTTCACTTGAGTTGGGAATCCCACCTAATTCTTTTTCAGTTTTAGATAATTTATTAAATGTTTTATCAGGTCTATTTATACTAAAACCTCTGTAACCTCTGTTTTTTAAATGATACAATAAACGAGGTTTATTGTTTTCACATAATATTGGCATTCCGAAAAACACACAAGCCATAAGTACTTCTTCAAAAAATATTTCAGCAGTTTGAGGCCGAGCTATATATTCTAAAAAAAACTCATTACTTGGAGCGTTACCCATATTAAACTTTGTTAAGCCATGCAAAGAACCGTTAGATCCTTTTCCAACTACAACTCCTGAAATATCATATGAATCACATCCAAATGTACCTAAGTGTTCATTACCTGGATATCGCTTTCCATTTTTAGTAATAACATTGTTTTGTAATGCCTTTTCTGGTAACCAAGATACAAAAAATCTTCCTCTTTTATTTGGTGACCAAATTACCCTTGTATCTTTAATTCCATTTTCCCAAGAAAAAGATCCTTGAGTAACATATCTGTCTATTATTAAAGAATCGTTGTAATCTATTTGTTGATATATTTTAGTAAGATTAAATATTGACTGCTTACTTTCATCTCTAAATGCGTGAGACTCAGTTCTTGGAAACTGTCTATAAAATTCATTCAATGCATCTGGATCATTAGATAAAGAATCCACTTCGTTTTGCCAATAATTAATAGCTCCTTGATTTATCATTTCACCAT